TTACCTGCTGTATCCCATAAAGTCCAACCGGCTTTATTATCACCTCGTATAGAATAGAACACAGCTATTGTTCCATCGTTATTCAAAACAAATACATATGATTCACTTCTATTTAATGCACCTTTAATAGTTGTTTGTTGTACTGGTGTTCTTATAAGATGTGGTGCTAGAGATGATATAGCAACGGATGTATACGCAGCTTCTGTATCTGTAAACAAGAACTCACGTAATGCTGAGCCAGTTGTTTGAACAAACAATGTAGCACCATCAAAAGGAGCAGGCCTAACAAAAGAAGAACCAAAAGGTGTTTGTCTGCGTATCTGTGCATTAGCAGGAGTTACTGGTTTATCTACTGGAGCTTGTACAAACAATTCTGAGCCTGTAGTAAACACCTGTAAATCTCTGTTAGATACCAAATGTCTTATAGTAAATATCTCACCTACGTTTGCTGTAAGGTCTAATGCATCATCGTCTTCACCATCACCTATATCAAAGTTAAAATATTCACCAGACTTACTACCCCATATTCCATCGGGCTGTGCCAATGTACCACCAAACCACAATCTATTTTGATGGAATGTAACTGCTGCAGGAAATCCTCTTAGTGCAGAATAGCTTTGCTCTTGCCATTCTGTAGTAGCTGCACCAGTTTCAATCCTTGGTCTACCACCTCCATCTTCTGAAGTATTCGCACTTGCACCCATTGTAACTTCATACTCATTTTCATTTATAACAGCCGTAATAGTTCTTGTGCCATTAATTTGATTTATAGACACACCACCAATAGTACCTGCTCTGTCTATAGTAATGCTTGCTCCAACAGCAAGACCATGTAATGCATGAGTAATTCTAAGTGTTGAACTTCCCTCTGTTGTTTTAAAAGCATTTAAATCTAATTGCTGTCTTAGAGTTCCATAAATAGTAGCTGTTACAGTTGTTGCATTCGTATACGCAGTTATCTCACACTCAGCACTACCTATCTTTAAGTACACACCAACATGATCTGATGTAAAATAATCTGCTGATGTTGTTAATGTAACACCAGTACCACTTGTAGCACTTGCTGATATCGTCATACCCAAAGGTTGAAATGGATAGTATGGCTGAAAGACATGCTCACTATTTACAGAAGATTCAAAGTTAAATGTTTCAACTGTAAATGTAGTGAGGCCTGTCCTTACTAACTTCCTTGGTGCTATAGTTTGATGACAAATAAACATAACGTCACCTTGTTGAGCAAACGTATACTCCTCAAGGTAAGGGGAAGACGTTGTGTTGACCAACCAAGATTGACTAGTAAGACTTTGTATTGATGATATATTGCCAGTTGTAGGACTTATTTGAAATATTTCTATTCGAGTATTACTAAATGCAATTATGTATTGTTCATCATCTGAAAATGTAAATGGCTCTATACGAACTGTTTGCCTTAAATCTGAATCATAAGATGGGCTAGTACCAAAGTTATGCCATCTTTTAGTGCCGGGTCGTTTGGTAACACCACCCTCACTTCTTATAAAAAAGTTTCTAACTCTTTCTGCTGAGTTTTTATATATTGGTGAATCGGTTCTTGAAGTTAATGATGGGCTGATTTCACCAAACTGAAAACTATTTTGTGGTATTCTTACCCTTGCCATTAGCTTAGCCTATTTGTTCTAAACCTCGTGGTTGTTAATACTCTTGATGTTTGTTGCTGACCATCAAGGTTTCTTGCCTTAGCCATTAGTCTTTCGGCTTTTAGCTCCATCATTTCCATTAACTTATCATCTCTAGCTATTGCTGTAGCAAATACAGATGCTAGTGAATACTGAACTGCTAATGCAAAGTAAGATGGAAAGTCTATTTCTTCTGCTCTGTATGTATAATCAGCTATCAATACATCATTAGATGTTGAATCTGAAAATACTTTATCACCATAAACAGTATACTGTATTTTATTATCGTTTACAGTCACTGCATGTAACATCAAAAGATTACTTGGTAGCTGATGTGCTATATCAAATCTACCAGTAGGTGTATCTGTTAGTTGATTGAGAACTGCTTGCTCAGTTGCAAATCTCCATCTACAAACACACAAGGCTGATCTTACGACATCCTCATACATATTAGATGCTACCAATGCTTCATTTGAATTACTTTCAAAAGAAGTTATTGGCTCAGCACCAATAAGCACTAAGGCTCTTGATGCTATATCTAATGCTGAATTGGATGCCGTAGATGCCATTTAGTTTCTAGTCACTATCAGTAGCAGTTATTGCAACACCATTGACTATGTCAACCGTGCTACCATCATTTGCATTAACATATGAATGTGACACAACTGGTGTTCCACCTGTTGCAGTAATACAAAGTATTACATCATTTACATTCAACATGTTAGCTGCGTTATTAAAATAACCTGCACCATCGATAGTACCTTGAGCTTCAGTTGTTGAATAATACCAAAGGTTTTGACCTGAGCCACCACCAATACGTATTAAATTAGCTGATTCAAATGCCATGATTCACCTCCTATGTGTTATTATCAAGAAGTTCATAGATACCATTGTCGTCAATAACGACAGCACCCATGGACATCATTGATGTTGCTAAGTGTGAAACTCTCTCTGGCACATAGTTTAACTCTGTAGTTACATTAGCACCTATGCCAAGTCCAACAGCAGTTGTGTGATATGCCATGTTCTTACCGGCAGTTACAGCAGTTGTTGAAAAAATCTTGAAACCCAAGAATTCTTTCATTGTCATGCCACCTGCATATGGTAAGTTTTGATCACCTACATAATCAGAAGATGCAAACTCATTAATTAAGAATAAGTCAGCAAATCCTTTTGGATGCATTGCGATATATCTATTACCATCTTCCGGTAAGTTAGCAGAACCAAATGTTTCAAAAGCTGATAATAAATCTGCTTTTTCAACAGCACTACCTGTGTCGTGCAACTGAGTTGCGTTAGCACCTGCATCCATAGCTGTAATAAGAATCTCATCTGTCTTACGGCCTAATGCAGCAGCAGCAGAAGTTGCAATAGCTTGACGTTCATCAATGTTAGTCTTGAGTTCGTCTAACTTGTCAATGTATTCTGCAGCATAGTAGTCTGCTAATGTTGCTTCTACGTTGGTGTGGTCTAGTTCCATCGGAGTAACCATACCGTTCCTTGATTTAGTTGAAGCTGATCCAGTACCGATCTTTTGGAAACGTACAACGCTTCCTGCAACATTACTTACATTTCTGACTGTGTTCATTAACTTAGAACCCATTCTCTGATATGCAAGATGTACCTCGGACTCGAACTGCTTAATAAAGGCTTGGTCTATTGTGTTAGCCATTATTAGTCCTTTCCCTGCTCATTGCAGATTGTTGTTATAGTTGCTATCGGTTATCTGCTTTGGGCTTCATCCAGTTATCCGTTAGGGCTGTCAGCTTACTACAGGCCGTGTATCTTCAAGGGATTGCATATAATATGTGTTTTGACAACGTACAAATCTAAAAACTGCATGCCCATTCATTCTAACTGGCTGTGCCAAGAACCCAAAACCTAAGTATTCTAGCCACGCAATCGTCTTATAATGATCCATTGGACATACGTTTTCCAATAAAAAATATTGATTTTGAAAATAATCAACAATGGATGGCGACAATTTCATAAACGTTTTGGGATGACGTTCAACTGTAGGACTGCACAACATCCATATACGTGCAACAAGTTCATGTTGTGGCACAACACCAAACATCATCACAGGCTCATCTCTTAATAAAACAGTATAAGTTTCTGCTGTATCTCCTTGTAATGGCTCCATTAATGCTCGCCAAGGAGATACTCCTGCAATCATACACTCTCTTAAATCTGTGTCTCTTAAATTTTGTTGAAGTTTTTCGGCATGGCTAGGTCTGCTTTTAACAATCTCAGCTATGCCGTAATCACCCTCACCCGTAAAGACGTTTCCACTCATTGTTCACCTCTGCTACAAACGCAGGATCACGTTTGCCTTGTTGCCAGTATCTTGGGTCTTTCATCTTAGCTTCTACATCAGCTTGTGTAATTTGACCTGCAACATTACCTTGAGGTGAAATATTACCAGATTTGGTTTGCTCTATAATATGTTCTAATGCTTTTATTCCTGCAGCACTACTGCCTAATGTAGCAATAGCTTCTTGCATAGCAGCATCTGGAAAGAATTTATTCATCCATAATTGCACTGCTTCAACTCTTTCATTGGCATTATCGCCTAGTTCTTTAGCTACTGCATCAAGATCAGGCTGTGTTCCCATAACAGCATTAGCATATTTTTCTATACCTTCTGCAAATTCATCTTGGCTTAAACCATTTTCCCATGAATAGTTAGACCACCAATCAAGAAGCTCGTTATCAACTGCAGCCTCTTCATCTAATATCTCAGGTAAAACATACTCGCCTACAGAAGCAGGCCGTTGAGAAAATGCATCTGTCTCTATTTCTTCCATAATAGATTTGCGTAATTCTTCTTCACCTTTACCTAATTTACTAGAAAGTTCATCATATGACTTCCGTAAATCTTCAGGTGTTTGAAACTTTTCAGGTAACCACTCAGGTCTTTCCTGAGCCGTTTGTTCAACCGGTGCTTCTACCGGTGCTTCACTTGCTGTTTGCTCTACTTGCTCTTCCATGATTTATCCTCTCTGCATGTTGTATACGTTTGGCAATTAATGCCACTAGATATCTTTGCCCTTCAAGATGCCGTAGTTCTTCATTTGTAATATTAGAACCAGTAATAGCTTCTATAGTTATGGACTTCAGATATTGCATTGTAGCTATGCCACTTGGAGTATTGAAGGCACTTGCTAAATCTAATGATATTTTTTCGTCTTGATCTTTATTACGAGGGTATCCATCAACCCCCAAGTGCTTGGATGCTTGGGTTTGCATTCGGGTCTATTCCTGTTTGTTGTTGCATTTGTTGAGCCATTTGTACCATGCGTTGTCTCTCACCAACGTCACGGATTAATTGATCTGGCACACCAAACTTCTTGGCTAGATAGATAGCCGTTTCTTCTGAAGAGACTAGGAGGTTGATCACCTCAGGGCCAAAACGACCTGCCACCATTTCTAAAAATCTATCTAGGGAAACAATATCTTGATTTGATTGTGCCTGTGCCAGTGGAGAAACACTTTTAATTTTTACCTGTCTACCATTAACTGTAGGGATTTCTATCCTACCTTGCTTTGTTAATAAATAAATTACACGTTGCAATACTGGCTGAACCATCTCAGCTTGCAGTCTGCCAAATGCAGAACCAATCTTTCTTGAGAGATCAGCCATACGTTCTGCAACCTCTGTAGCAGATGCAGGTGTTTTGTTAGGATCACCTAACATATCATTATACAATGCACGTTTAATATTATTTCTCATATCATTAAGAACCAAGTTAGCAACATCAAAGTTGCCTGCTGCTCTTATTGGTTGCAATCCTTGTGAGTTTGGAGCTTTAGGAATAACTGTGCCGGGTACTAAATTGATTGTGTCTACGTTCACAACACCATCATCATCCATCTGATAGATACCAGATATAGCCATCTGTGCATTCTCAAGAACTAATTCTATTGTAAGGTTAGCAGATTTAATTGCACTTAATGCATTTACTGCAGGGCCTCTGCCATAAACCTCACCACTGGCTTTGCTCCATCTAAAAGCTATAAATGGATTAGAGCCTATACCAGAATACTGTTCATTAAGTATAAGCTTCTTATCTCCCATCTCTATAACCATATAGCTATATCGTTCTTCATTAGGCTTGTCATAAAGCTTGCAGGATACCTCTAGTATTTTACATTTACTATCAGGATACTTAGCAATCTTATCTAATGTCTGTTCTGTAAAAGCACCTCTAGGATATGCTATAGGTAAATCAGAATATTTTAAATCACGTTCTCTATAGACATGATCAACTCTACCATCAGGGCCTACATCCAACACAACATGTGGCAATGGTATAGAATGAAATCGTATTGGATTTACAGCATCACCCTCAGTAACAGCAAGAACTGCCGTACCTAAAGCAAGGTCTATAAAACATTCATGTATCTCTTGTGCAAAGTTTGATGTTTGTATTATTTCAAATACATAATTAGTTACTTCATCAAGTTTGTTGTTAATCTCATCAGCTTCTTCCGGTGGAACTTCACCACCTGCAACAAAGTCTGCCCATCTAGCAAAGTTAGGAACTAAGCCTGACTGTAGTCTTGATGCAAACTCCTGCACACCAACAACAGCCGTCTCATCAAATATTCTATCGTCTCTTCTTTGACCGGGAGTATAGTTCTTAAAGCCTTGTCTTTGTGGTAGACAATATTCAAATATCTCATCGTAGAGTTCTTCAAACTCTCGCCTGATTGATTTGGCCTTTTCATACTTAGCCATATAGCCTTGGGCTAAATCATGCATTATGAATACCTGTTATAAAAACCTATGCCACCACCTGAACCGGAAAGCAATGAACGTCTACCAGTACCTCTACGTTTTCTTGAAACAGTCTCTTCTAAAGCTTCCTGTTTCATTTCTGAGGTTCTTGCTTGCTCTTTAGCTTTCTCTGATTCTCTTTCCTTTTCTACTTGAGGATCAGGTGCAGGTGTTCTTGATCCACCACCGGGTAAACACATATTAAACTCCTTTTCTTTTAGCCATAACTATAAGATTATAATTATGCAACGTACAAATGCTATAACCTTGCCCAAAGACCTTGTCGTCTTTGTTGTTTAGGTTGCCTATTAAATACATCAAAATCTCTTTTTGCATTAAATGCCTTGACTGTTTTGAACTGACCCATCACTTGCCTGCCCTCACCTGACCCTAACATAAGATACTGCAGTGCATCATGTATGTGAGAGAATCTATCCTTAGATGGTTTGTCTTCATATCTTTCGCCAGATACCTGCATTCTTCTATAGTGATAGCCACCTTCAAAACCTTTAATAAGTTCTTTACATCTAAAGTCTACCAATACTCCAGACTGCCCATCAACCATTCGTTGTAATGGTTGCGATACAGCTTCAAGTCTCAAGGCTACATCATTACTATGCGTAGGTCTAGCTCTAAGTCCTGCACCTCTTAATATTTGAAATGGAGTACTCTCATCAGTCTGTGCCCTAAAGTCACCTGCCGGATCACCAAATATATTCACTTCACAGTTTGCATAACGTGTTGCTATCTCTGCTCTAAGCAATTCTGCAAAGCGAACAATACCCATATCAAAGGCAACTATCTCCTGCAATATCAACCAACGACCTCTGACCTTTTGACCAAAGACTGCAGCAGGTGTCAATCCAAAATCTAAACCTATAAATAAAGGCTGACCATCAGCGACTGGTATTTCTTCTTTCGACACATGCACATCGGCTCTGAACATATTATATACTGGCTTGCCGTCTTGGATATGTCCTAGTCTATTCATTACATAAACATCTATCCAACTCTTAGTCTTACCCTGTATCAAGTTAGGATAATAACTCTGCATCATGTTCTTTTTATTCTCAGCCTTTGGATTAGGAATATATTTTAAAACCAATCCCTCATCATCTTTTTCTTCAATCATAGCTGATGGTTGGGTATAGAACTTCCAGTTATCCGGTTTCACTAGCATCCTAGATTCTTCAGAACTTATGTGATCGGGTATAGGAACTTCACCTGCCATGATCGGCCACCAGTGATCTTCTTCCGGTGCGTTAGTATCTGCAATCACCCCAGTCCAAGTAGGGCCTCCATCCCTCATAGATGGATATCTACCCACACGCATAGTACATGCATCAATAATTGACTTGGGTATTTCCCTAGCCTCATTAATCCATATGCCAGTTAGTTCTAATGAAAGAAGTTTCTTTACGTCTTCAGGTCTGTCGAGTGCAAGGAATATAACTTCCAACTCCAAGTCACTCTTGGTAATTTTATGCGTATATGGTACTGACCAAGAAAACCTACCCCAATCTTCTTCTGGAAACCAGTCCAACCAAGTCTTAATCGTGGTAGTACGAAGCTGAGGATTTGTGTTTCTGATGATAGCCCATCGGCTTTTACGTTTGCCATCTGGTGATTTCTCCTGCATTAATGCTCTTCTGAATACTTCTACAGAACAAGCAACTGATTTGCCCGAACCTACAGGGCCTCTGATTCCCCTAAAAAAAGTATCATCTTTCATAAAAGACTTGCATACTTCTCCATCAGGTTTGTATTTAAAGTTCACCAACTTTCATATCCTTGCCAACTTTCATTAGCTTTTCTACCACCTCTGGAGCTATAGCTGCAATCATTTTATCTGCTTCATAATCTGTACAGAATTGTTCCGGGTAATGTTTGAAGTGTACTTTCTTTACAACGACACGAAGTATATCTCTTTCTTCTTTCTTTAATGTATGTAAAAAACTCATTCGGTTATCCTATGAATAAGATCGATAGCTTCTCGTTTTCTTTGCAATCTTTTTGGGCTGTTTAGATACTTGTCTACCTGCTCGAATTGCTTTTCGTTTAGCAGCCGAAGAGGCTGCGTATTCACTGGCACTAAGAGCCTTAATTGCTTTCTCAGGTAAATAACGTTCACCAGTTGCTTTCGGCCCTTGTGTACTAGGTTTGCCTGACTTAGTTCTCCACTTTTGTCTAGTCCATGCACGTAACGATCTCTGTGACTTTGCTAATGCCATTACCTATAACCACCACCTTTAGATTTATATTGCTTGGCAAGCATCTGTGCCTTACGAGCAGACCACTGTCCGGGTTTGCCACCTTTACCACTAGCCTTAATCCTGCGAAAGATTGCCTTTCTCATTGCAGGCTTGGTATAGTTTCCTGCTGCGTTAACTGCCATTACTTCTTTTTAGACTTCATAATTTTAGCCTGTAAAGATTTAGGCAATGTCTTTTGCTTTCCAGTAAGCATGCTCTTCTTCTTTGGTGGTCTTCCTTTAGTTGAACCATAAGTTCCTTTACCCATAGGCATTATGCTCTCTCCTTTTTAGCTTTGTTTCTACGTGATATTGCCCTACCTTTTTTAATAGCATCAGCCTTTGAGGATGCACCCCAAGCCTGTAATGATAATAATAATCTAGTAGGTTTGCCCTTGCTATCTCTTTCAGGCCCTTTAGCTGCTCCCATCCTCTGTAAAAAAGAAGCACGTCTTGGATTGTCTCCACTCTTAACTGGTGGCTTCAATGTACCTTGTTTATAAGAAGCTCTACCCTTTGCGTTTAATCCACCTTTAGGATTCTTTCCTTCTTTTCTTGTCCATGCAGGTGTACTCATTGTGCCAACTCTGTTGTATACATTTTAGTCTCACCTTTTTTATTTGTAAACTCAAACTGCTCTAATCCATCTTTCCTAGCTTTAGCAAATGCCTGACTAAACGTTAAAGGTTTTTCTTTCTTAGGAGCTTCATTAACAGCAGCTTCAGCCTTTGGAAATACTAAATTTAATAACCCATCAAACATTGATGCACGTTCTTCATCCATAGGCCCATTAGGAACAACTGCAGAGGCTGTCTTTAAATCTTCAGGTCTTGCTACAGGCATAACTGATGCCGTATCTAAATTAGAAGGCCGTGCTTCAGGAAATGATTCAGGATAAATAACTGGATTCACAGAACCATTAGCCATCGCTCTATTTCTCTCAAAAGGAATGAAAACATTTACATTTAACTTTTCATCATCAGGTCTGTTCTCATTAGCTGACCAACCACCTATTGTATGTGCTAACGGATAGAATGCAGCAACTGCCTTATTAATTATTCCCTCGGGATTTGTATCTTCCAAATTCTTTTTGCCTGCCATTGCACTCATTATTATATGAGATATAGGCCCTTGAGTATCATAGCCTGCTTCCTGCACATCTCTAAATATCTCTGGGAATTGTCCTTTAAACCATTTGTCATTATTAGGATAATCATATTTGTCATATATCCTAAAACCATCTACACCATCTTCGGTTTGTGCCTTAACTGTAAAATTACCAAGAACTAATTTTAAATCCTCAGCTAATCCACCACTTTCAAAATCCCTAAAAAAAGAACCTTCTAGATCAAACAAATCATTTATCATAGCATAACTAATTTGATTGTAATCCATAGCTTTCTTTATTTGTTCATATTCCGGATGATTCTTTGCTTTTAGTTTAGCAAGAGCATTAGCAGAAGCCTGCTCATCTTTATAATAATATAAATAAGCTTTCCTTAATAAATCAATTCCTTCTTCTGGAAAATCATCATTAGTTATTTCATCAGCTTCTGCACCTAACCCAGTAAGTATCCCGTTAAGTGTGCCTTTCATTAACATTTTAAATGGTAAAACATTATCCATAAATACTTTATCAATGAAAAAAATTATTTACTCAACGTACAAATCGTTCTCGTAACCATAAAATAATAAATAATAATGTTATTAATGGATGAATAATAATAAATGCCCACACATTTACTTCAACATAACTCATATCTAATATCGGCTCTAACCAATGAATAACTGCTATGCCATTCCAAAATAACCAGTCCATAATCTCATTATACATCTTGCTCTCCTCTGTTGTTAAGGTGCAAGTATGCAACTACTTTGTGGCAGAATAATGTCTGAATGAGTCCTGTTGCAGGGTGGCCATCACCATTTTTTGACCCCCTACCCTTAGGACAAGTCGATTGCAACTTTTATATCGCCAGTCACCATATGCATATGTTTGTCCGGAGCCTTGAAGCCTGCCCTGTCTAGTATATCCTTGCTTGCCTCAAGTTGTACGTACTCACTCTTCGCTCCCTTGGCTAAGTCCAATATCCTCTTGCTTGCATGTGTAGCACTCAATCCAATACTCTCACTTATACGTTGCATCATATACTGCTGTACATGTGGTAGCCTCAAAGTCTTACTGGCTGTCACTCTCCCGGCTTCACCATCTGCATATCCTGCGACCTGCGATG